AGTCGTTCAGATTAGATAAAAAAAGTATTAAACACGATAAATTTTTAAGTTGGGCTAAAGGTGTTGATAAGTTTGACCATAAAAAGTTAGCTTATGAGAACATAAAACCACTTGAATTGTTATTCTTAGAGTTAGGTGCAGAGATATTAAAGAATTTAGAAGGATTTTTAGCAGTTAATCCCAAAAAAGCAGTTCAAAAGATTAAAAAAGACTTAAAATCAGCAATATCTGGTTTAAGAACATCAAAAGACATTAAAAAAATAGATTTATTGAAGAAAAACTTAAACAAGATTAATTCTATAGGTGGAACACAAGCAATAGTCCCATCAGAGGGATTGGTATTTAAATATAAAGGCAATATGTACAAGTTTACAGGAGCATTTGCACCTGTAAATCAAATTGTAGGTGCATTAAAGTTTTAGGAGTTATAATGGCAGGTTATAGTAGAGACAATGAAAGACAAAATAAGGTTCTTGGTGATTTAATTAGTGGAAAAACGCCCGACAAAAGAATTATGGTTGGTTATGAGGGTGACAAAGAGGTAACAACGGGTGACAAGATAGATAAACTATCTGATATCATGAAAGATGCTAGGATGCCCTGGTTTTGTCCATCTTGTAAGAAAACAATGAAGAAACGTTTAGATAATAAAATGTGGTTATTATATAATCATTGTTTTGATTGTCAGATTGATTTTGAAAACAAACTTCGCATTAAAGGTGAATATGAAGAATGGGAAAATGGCAAAGTAAAAAGAAATCAAAAAGCATATCTTGAAGATTTGTTAGTATCTTTAGATGAGTGGAAAAATACGAAGATAGAGTTTCAAGAACAGGTTGGTGTTAAAGATATGGAGATGGAAAAGGAAAAATGGACACAAAATCAAGAACAAGTAAAAGAAATGGCTGATAAAGCAGAAGAATTTATCAGAAAAACATTAAAAGAAATAGAATAACTATTTATATATATGAAGAACCTTTACTTTAAAAAGAACAATTATTATCTTGTTCCTGGTGCTACTTGTAACGAGATACACTCTGTTTTACACGATATGAAAAAGTTAGCAGAGGTGTATCTGTCTGATATAGAGGATTTAGACGAAGATAGTGAAAGGTTTGAAGAAGCAATGATTATTTTTGAATTTGTAATAAACAAATTTTTAAAAGTAAATGAATTTGATTCTTTACAGTTAGGTGGAGTTAAATCTTCAGTAACATTTAATGAATTATTAAAATCTACTGGTCTTAAAAGGGCCGGTAGTCGATAGGAGAATAATATGGCTAGCAATCACAACTATCCAAGTTCGTCAATGAATACTCACCCAAGTGATTACGATCATTTTCAGAAATTTGGACACCCTGGAAAATACAAGAGTTTGCAAGTAATTAACAATGCAACAGGTAGTTTCACAGCTTCTAATTATGGAGCAGGTGCACTTATTGTAGGCGAAGCATCAACAACTGGACACGCTGACTTATCAGGTGGTGGAAGAGTAAATCTTGCACACTTGACAAAGGGAGTTCAGTATGATTTTTCACTAAAAGAAGTGGCTTGTAATGCAAAGGCAGTATACGTATTGATACGTAATCCAAAGTTAAGCTAATGGATAAGAACTATAAAGAGATTATAAAGAAAGAATATTTAAGGTGTGCGGCTGATCCGATTTACTTCCTAAAGAAGTATTCGTTTATTCAGCACCCAATTAAGGGTAAGATACCATTCGCTCTTTATGACTTTCAAGAGAAAACTTTAGAAGAGTTTTCACAGAACAAACTTAATGTAATCTTGAAAGCACGACAGTTGGGTATTAGTACCTTAACTGCTGGATATTCTTTATGGTTGATGACGTTTCATCAAGATAAAAACGTTTTGGTGATTGCAACTAAACAAGATACTGCAAAAAACTTGGTTACTAAAGTTCGTGTGATGCACGCAAACTTACCAAGTTGGTTAAAGCAACCTTGTGTAGAAGACAACAAGTTAAGCTTGAGTTATAAAAATGGTTCTCAAATAAAAGCTGTATCAAGTGGAGAAGATAGTGGTCGTTCTGAAGCTCTGTCTTTATTGATACTTGATGAGGCAGCGTTTATTGACAAGATTGATGTGATATGGGCAGCTGCATCACAGACATTATCAACTGGTGGTCAATGTATAGCATTATCTACACCGAATGGTGTTGGTAATTGGTTTCATAAAACATGGAGTGATTCAGAAGATGGGTTAAATGATTTTAACTTTATAAAACTTCATTGGACTGTTCATCCTGAGAGAGGACAAGAGTGGAGAGATGAACAAGACAGATTATTAGGACCAGCGTTAGCTGCTCAAGAATGTGATTGTGACTTTATCACTTCAGGACAAAATGTTATTGATGGTGTTATTTTAGAAGAAATGAAAAATACTACGTGTAAAGAACCTATCGAAAAACGTGGTATTGATAGTAACTTGTGGATTTGGGAGACAGCAGATTACACAAAAGATTATATAGTATGTGCTGACGTTAGTAGAGGAGACTCTACAGACTATTCTGCTTTTCACGTTATAGATTTGGAAAGTTGTAAACAGGTAGCAGAATATAAAGGTAGAATATCTACAAGAGACTATGGTAATATGTTAGTGAACGTAGCTCAAGAGTATAATGAAGCATTACTCGTTGTGGAGAATAATAATATAGGTTGGGCAGCAATCCAACAGATAATTGACAGAGATTATCAGAACTTATTCTACACATCAAAAGATTTAAAGTATGTTGATACTCAGAGACAGGTTCACAACAGGCACAATAGAGAAGAAAAACAAATGGTGCCTGGTTTTACAATGTCGATGAAAACGAGACCATTGGTTATAGCAAAATTAGAAGAATTTTTTAGAGAAAAAGCAGTTGAGGTTCAATCACATAGATTAATTGACGAACTGTTTGTATTTATATACAATGGACAAAAAGCAGAAGCAATGAGAGGTTACAATGATGACTTGGTAATGTCTTTTGCTATGGGATTGTGGATAAGAGAAACTGCTCTACGATTAAGAGCAGAGGGTATTGAGTTATCAAGAAAAACATTATCCAATATAAATGCACATGAGGGTGTTTATTCTCCTGAAGAAAATAAAAACGATTCTTGGGTATGGGAACATGGTGGAGGCCCAAACAAACAAAAAGAGTCCTTAGAGTGGCTACTTAATTAAAAAGAGGTAAATGATGGCTGATAAATCATTATTTGGAAGATTACAACGACTATTCTCAAACAATGTAATTGTTAGGAATGTTGGTGGTAAGAAACTAAAGATAGCTGACACAGATAAAGTTCAGCATATAGCAAAGAGCAATCTTATTGATAGATTCACAAAATTATATTCTGGTTACGGAGCTAGTGCAACTACAGATGCAGTTCATAAGAAATCATTAAGGTTAGGATTATTCAAAGATTACGAATCAATGGATAATGATGGTATCGTTTCTTCAGCACTAGATATCTACGCTGATGAATCGACAATGAAATCCGAATATGGTAGTGTCTTAGAAATACAAACAGAAAATGAGAATATAAAAGCAATATTACATAACTTGTTTTATGATATATTGAATATAGAGTTTAACTTGTGGCCTTGGGTTCGTAATATGTGTAAGTATGGTGATTTCTTTTTACATTTAGAAATCAATGAAAAATATGGTATTACAAACGTAGCACCACTTTCAGCATATGATGTAGCAAGAGTAGAGGGATTAGACCCAGAAAATCCACACTATGTTAAGTTTGTCTTAGAACAAGGAACAAGTGAGAACACATCATATAGTGCTGCAAAGCCACACCAATCAGAATTAGAAAATTTTGAAGTAGCACACTTCAGATTACTTTCAGATTCCAACTTTCTTCCATATGGTAAGTCAATGGTTGAACAAGGAAGAAAGACTTGGAAACAGTTATCACTTATGGAAGATGCTATGATGATACATCGTATTATGAGAGCACCTGAAAAGAGAGTTTTTCAAATAGACATTGGAAACATTCCACCTGCAGAAGTTGATAACTATATGCAAAAGATTTTAAACAAGATGAAGAAAACACCTATCATTGACCAAGCAACTGGTGAATATAATCTAAAATATAATATGCAGAATATTACTGAAGATTTCTTCTTGCCAGTTCGTGGTGGTGATAGTGGAACGAGAATTGATTCACTTCCTGGTTTATCTTATGAAGCAGTAGAAGATATAGATTATCTAAAGAATAAACTCTTAGCAGCACTTCGTGTTCCTAAAGCATTTTTAGGATATGAAGAATCACTTGGAAGTAAAGCAACACTTGCAGCAGAAGATGTAAGGTTTGCAAGAACGATTGAAAGAATTCAAAGAATTACAATATCGGAGTTAACTAAGATTGCTATTGTTCACTTATACGCACAAGGTTATCAAGATGCTGACTTAGTTAATTTTGAATTGAATCTTACAAATCCGTCTACGATATACGAAACTGAAAAAGTTGAGTTGTGGAGTAGCAAGACACAATTAGCATCTTCAATGTTACAAGATGGTATTGTTTCTACAGAGTGGATTTACAGAAATGTATTTAATTTTACCGATGATAAGATTAAAGAGATGGATAATCAGATTGTATTTGATTATAAACAGAAGTTTAGACGACAACAGATAGAGAGTGAGGGTAACGACCCTGCAAAGAGTGGAGAGGCACAAGGAACACCATCAGATAACCAAGCAGGTAGGACAGGACATGAGTTAGATGATGAGGGTGGTTCACCTCCAGGTGGATTTGAAGGAGCAGGTCGTCCAAAAGAGGGTGGTAAATACGGAAAAGATAGTGGAGCGAGAGGTAGAGACCCTTTAGGTACACATGACAAGAAAAAACAATACAATCCGAGTTTAGCACTTGCACATTTTGATGGTTTGAAGAAGAATATGAAGAAGTTTTCTCAAAAAGACTATCAATTAATTAACGAAGCTGAAACAATTAAAAATGAATATAAAGAAGAACTTAAAGACGCAAAATTAAAGTAATTTTTTATATTTTTATATTTATATATGACATACTTAACGCTGGAGCATTTTAATGTTAAATAAAAAAATGAAACACAATAAAATTAAGAATACAGGTATTCTTTTTGAATTGTTAACAAGACAGATTACAGTAGACTTGATGGAATCAAACAGTTCCAAAGCTGTAAACATAGTAAAAAAGTATTTTAAGAATGGTACACAACTCGGTAAAGAGTATGAATTGTACAAAATACTTACAGAAACCAAATACAATACTGAATCTCGTGCAGAAACATTAATTGAAGCTGTAATGGATAATAAAAAGAAGTTGAGTAGAGGTTCTATTAAAAAAGAAAAGTATAATCTTATAAAAGAGATAAGAGAATCTTACAATGAAAAAGACTTTTTTAATACAAAAATCAACAATTATAAAGTTTTAGCATCTATTTATAACTTATTTGAATATAAAGAAGAAGTAGCTCCAGATAAATATGTTGCAACAAAATATACTATTGTAGAAAATATTACATCTCAATCTAAAGCTTCTAAGACTAATAAAACATATGATTATCTAAAAAAGCAAGAAAAAGACTTGAGAATATTAGCATATTCTACATTAGTAGAAAAATTCAATAAAAAATATTCAAACTTAACAAAAAAACAGAAAACATTAATCAAAGAATATATTAATAATATTTCTAATACAAACAAGTTAAGAGAATATGTCGATTCCGAAGTAGAAGTGGTTAAAGATACCCTGAAAACTCAGATTAAAAAAGTACACGATAAAGTTACACAGATTAAATTAACAGAAGTTGTTAATCAAATCGATGGTTTGAAAAAAGGTAAAGTTGTTTCTGATAAGCAGGTTGTTTCTATGATGAGGTATTACCAACTTATTGGGGAGATAGATAATGTCGCAAATTAAATTTGAAGAACTAAAAAAGACAATACGTGAACTTATCGAAGATGATATAGAGTTAGATGAAGCATCTGTAACAGGTGCTATTGATGGTGGAGCAGGTCCTCCCAAGACACCATTTGCTTTTAGTGGTAAACGTAAAAAAGATAAAAAGAAAAGAGATAGTATAGCAAGCCAAAGTGGTTACAACATGACTGAAGCTAAGTTTCATGTTAAAGTTGATGGTTTAGGTAGTGTTATAGTTAATGCTAGTGGTAAAGGTGAAGCTAAAATGATGGTTGCAAAACAATTAAAAAAACGTAAAGATATTGTAAGTGTAACTAGAGTTCAAGCTGGTAAAGCAAAACAGATTGATAAGAAACTTGAGAATGTGAATGAGGGGAAGTACCACGATTACAGAAATGATGAATCAATGACACCAAAACAAAAGATTGGTCGTTCTATGATGGAAGTTCGTGATACATTAAAAACTCTTGAGAGTATAGTCGGTATGAACATTCGTTTGAAGAATGAAATAGGTGTTGATTCTACGTCCTATTGGAAAAGAACGCATGTGGCTATGAAAAAGATTAGTGAAAGGTTAGTTAAGTTAGCTAATAAAGTTGGTCAGTTACATTAAGGTTTCTTATGAAACTGAAGCAAAAACCAAAGTGGGAACACTTTAAATTTCAACTTATTTATAAGTTGTTAGATATTATAACGTTAACTAAAAAATTTTGTGAAGAATCCTTGAAGAATGGGGATAGAAAAAGTTTTAATAAAGTAGAAGCTCTTGGTAAAGTAGATAAACTTATTGAAGAGTTAGAAGAAATTAGAACTGAAATAATTAAAGTAAGAAGTTAGGAAACAAGATGAGACAACTCATAGTAGATTACATACCATTTGATATAAAACCATCACAAATCAATGAATCCATGAAAGAAAATGGTGGAAAGTTGATTGTTAGCGGCATCTTACAAAGAGCAAATGCTGAAAACCAAAATGGTAGAATATACCCTAAAGAGATTTTAGTAAGGGAAGCAAACAAATACAACAAAACATTTATATCAGAGCGTAGAGCTATGGGAGAACTCGACCATCCAGAGAGTTCAGTAGTCAACTTAGCTAACGTTTCTCATAATATCAGAGAGATGAAGTGGGAAAATGACGACTTGGTTGGAACGGTAGAAGTTTTACCAACACCAGCAGGAAATATATTAAAAGAATTATTCAAATCAGGTATTAAACTAGGTATATCTTCAAGAGGTATGGGTTCAGTAGAAACTATAGATGAAGATGATGGTGGAAAACAAACAGTTGCAGTTCAACCTGATTTTGAACTTATTGCATTTGATTTCGTATCCAATCCATCTACACAAGGTGCTTTTTTACATCCAACAAATGAGGGTGTAATCAATGAAAGTGTAGAGTATAGGGTTGATGATAGAAATCCTAACGAATGTGGTCAGTGGTGTAAAGTAGAGTCAATAGCAAACGATATAATACGGGGAATGTAATGCCTAAGTATACTCAAAAAATGTGGGAAAACTGGAAAGATTTTAGATTAGACGAAGCACCTAATATGTATAAGGGTGCTAGAAAGTCAGCTCAAAAGGATATCGACAGTTTAGATAAGAACTTCAAGATGATGATTAAAGAAGCTGATAAGGCTGGTGATAGAAAAAGAGCTATGGCATTAATGAAAGCATATAAGAAGTATATTATAGAATTAAAACTCGTCTTAAAGAAAGCTTAAAATGTTTAGAAAGATTGTTGAACAGTCAATTGAAAACGGATTCTTCGATGAAGTAAATGAAGATGTTCTGAACGATGAAGAACAATTCAATACTATGGTTGAGGTTTTTCTTGATGAAATCATCAATAATCTAAACGAACTTAGACGTAAAAGAGTCATTCGTAACAAAAAACTCAAACTCAGAGTTCTTTGTCCAAGAAATAAAAGATATAACCCATCCAAAAAGCAGTGTGTAAGAGTCTCTGGTAAAGACAGAGTTAAGAAGAAAAGAGCTATGAAAAGAGCTTGGATGAAGAAACGTGGTAAAAAAGCTATGATGATTAGGAAGAGACGTAAATCTCTTCGTAAAAGAAAAGCTATGGGGATAAGATAGTGAAGAAGTTTGTTAATAAGTTTGAGAATGATTTATTAGAAGCATCTCAAACCACCTATGGTGGAGGATTAAATACAGGAGATGCGTGGCCTGATGGTCTTTTTACAAAGTATGGTGAGAGAAGATATATTACAGCAGCAGGGATGCCAAGAGGAATGGTTCAGATAGTAGCACCAGCAGCAGATTCAATATATGGTGGAGATGGTAGTGAAATACCTCAACCTGATTTGGCTGGTGGAACATTTAAAAGAACTAAGATTACTCCTGAATATATGAAAAGTAATGAGGTGATTAATCCTAATGAGTTAAGAGATGATACACCACCATTAGCACCTAAACAAAGAGTTTATGGTAGAAGAGCTTTTGGTAAATCACCTGATTATACTATACCAAGAGAGTCGGCTAATTTTATAACTACAACACCAAATGTACTTGTAAAGCCAACGACACCACCTGAAGGAAGTAAAAGTGGTGGAATACCTGCAACTCCTGAGCCTGGCTCAAAAGAAGCAGGAAGTGCAAGTGGTTATAGACAATTACAAAAGGGTGGTGAAAGTATCTTACATGGTTTAGATAAGTTATACATTTATAAGATGATGGGAGAGCAAAGAAAAATTTTAGAAGGGTCTTTACCAACTAAAGTAAAACAAGTTAAAAAGGTAAAAGGTGTTAAACCACCCAAAGACTCTAAAAAAGCAAAACAATTTTTTCAACACCATGTAGTTCACAATGGTCCTCATATAAAAGGTCAAGGTGCTGAACACGCAACCTATGATTTTGACGATGATGATTATGAAGTACAAGGTGGATTACAGAAACGTAAAGATAAACAAAAACGAGGGTATGAACCAGTGGAATCAGTTGAAGTTAAGAAAGAAAACACACAAAGAAAAATGAGTTCATTGGAAATGCAACAGATTATATTGTTAGCAAAAGCTATGAAACAGATGCCAGGTAGTCCAGCACAGAAAAAAATTAAACAACAAATAAATGTTATCAGAAAAAAGTTAGGACAGAAGCCTGTAAAAGAAATCTTTCCAAAAGGAGCAGGTAGAAAAATAAGTAAAGCTATGCAAAAAACAATAGAACCACAAGGTAATATTAAAAAAGTTCTTGATGTGGCAAAAAACAAACAAGCTAAAAAGATTGGTGGCACTCTTGTAGATGCAACTACTGCAAATATGATGACTCAAGTTTGGAATAAGGTAAACGACTCAAGTAAAGAAAAAATGAATAAGATGAATACAAAACAACTTATCAATTTAATTTTAAGATTGTGGAAAGCAATGGGGACACCAAGAGTATGATAAAACTAAAAGACATATTAAACGAGAAAAAAGAATTTACAGGTAATTTAGATATGATAAAAAATCTTGCTAAAAAGAAACACGATTCAACAATAGCAAGAATAGAAGTAGCAGACAGATTACCACACAAACAAATGTCAGCAACTTACAAACATATTTATAAATTAGAATTAAATCTAAACTATCCACCAGCGTTAAAAAAGGTTCGTGATTTAGCAGATAAAAATTTATTTAAACTTGTTAAGGGAATGGTAAGTAATCCTGATGATGTAATGAAGGCATTAAAGTGATTAAGTTAAAAGACATATTAACAGAGAAAAAAGATTTAGCACCAAGTATTATAGCTGATTTAGCTAAAATGACTGATAGAAATAATCATACTGAAGCTAGACGAGATTTAGCATCACATATGAAGAATTTAAAATTTCAACACATTTATCAAAGTATAAATATGATACAAAATAAAGAAGGACATATACCAACAAATCTAAGAAAGTATAGAGATGAAGTTGATAAAAAGTTTTTTGCTTTAGTTAAAAGAAAATATGGTAATTATAACGACATACATAAAGCATTTTAATGATTAAATTAAAAGACATATTAAATGAAGTAGAAAGATTAGGGATTGATACTCCTATAAGAGATGGAGTAGCTTTTTGGGAAAATGGTAAACCATCTTCACAAACAGTTGAAGTTATAGTCGATAAAAAAATGGGTAATATCTGGAACACATTAGTTTTTGATTTAAGGCGTATGAAAGTAAAAGAAGTAGGTACATTAAGAGAACCCATGATATCAGGTCAAGTAGTAGCAAAGTTGACACCAGCTATAAAAAATAAAATTAAAAAAATTGCTAAAGACCCCCAAGAAGCTGATTTTATAAATAAAGATTACCCAAATATGGTTCAAAAATTGATGAGGGCGATTAAATGATTAAACTCAAAGACATATTAAATGAAGTGATAAGTAAACCAGCAGTACGAAAAGTTATGCAGTTTAGTAATCCTAAATTTATAGAGGCTGAATATATTCTCACACGTGTTAAACCACCGAGAAAAGAAAAAGAAAAGTTTAGAGTTAAGGAAACATATGAAAATGATAGTTTTTATTTTATAAATGTAGGTAGAGTTAAAGGAAGACCAAAAGAATTTAATAATTTTGAGTTTGTAATAGATAAACAAAAATTAACAGTTACATTTAGAGCTAAAATGGGAATGATGCCAAATCGTATATCTGATAAAGTATTAAGTATGAAAGTAAGATAATGATAAAACTAAAAGATTTAATAAAAGAAAATGATTGTGAATGTGGTGGAGATTGTTGTTCTACAAAGGAATCAATAACAGAAAACAAAAATCTCAAGAGAGAGTTTGGAGAACCATTACCTACACTATCAAGTGTGATGAAAAATCATCAAAAAAATAAACCAGTTGTTACAGAACAAATGGAGAAAAAAGTAGCTGATGCTATGACAAGATATTTGATTGGTGATAGAAAACAAGCAGTTAGACAATTAGTTATGTTGGCATCTAAGATAAATGTTGAAGTTGACCAAGATAATTATAACTCACAATATAGTGATACACATAGAGCTATATTAAAGGTATTAAAAAGGATAATGTAGTGCCTGCTAAGTCTAAAGCACAACAAAGATTTATGGGATTAGTTCATGCTTATAAAAAGGGTGAGGTAAAAGGTTCAGAGGTATCCAAAGCAGTAAAGGATGCAGCTAAATCAATGAAGAAGAAGTCAACTAAGAAGTATGCTTCGACTAAACATACGGATTTACCCAATAAGGTTAAGGAAGAGAGAGATTACAAAGCAGAATATAAGAAATTTCAATCATCCACCAAAGCAAAAAAATATAGAGCTGAGTTAAATCAGTATAACAGAAAAAAAGGAACTTATGGAAATGGTGATGGTAAAGACGCATCACACAAGGGGGGAAAAATCGTGGGATTTGAAGCACAATCAAAAAACAGAGGTAGAGCTGAAAAGAGTCGTCTGAAAAGAGAAACCTTACAAAAATTAGTAACAAAGTATGGTGCTAAAAAGGTTAGAGAGACGATTATAGCAGTCAGACCAAAAGCTGTTACTGTAAGTGGTAATAGAATGCCCGAAGAACCAGATTTTGAATACGATCCTGAAAAAGTAACCGATGAGGGTTTCGGTGGAGAACTTAAAGGTAAAGATAAAGATAAGTTCGAAAAAGCAAGAAAAGAAAATGCAGAACAATTAGGATATAAAGCTACAGGTACTTCAGATACTAAGAAACAAACATTGAAGATGGCTCATCAATTAAAAGAGGGAACTTGTGGTTATGGTGTAGGTGGTAAGTTAGGTGATAAACCAGCAGGACCACACTTGTTAAAAACAAAAAAGAAGAAAAAGGTTGATGAAGCACCAATTACCTCACCATCACAAATGGCATACAGTTCACCAGAAGCACAAAAGATGGCTGAAAAAGACATCATAGCTATGTCAAAGATTTTAGGTAAAGCATCACAAATGTCAATTAAGAAAATGATGGATGGTGTAAAAAGTGGTAAATATGATGCATTTGATTTACAGAGAGCTATTATGAGTGGTCCAGTTAGAGATACTCATACAGGTGAAAGAGATTTTATGAGAGTACTTTGGAATAAAGTAAGAAGTGGATTTAGAAGATATTCAAAACGTGGAAAATTAAGATAGTTTATATTTATACTATATAGGAGTTAATTATGGCAAAAGACATAAAAATGAAAGATTTAATCAAAGAAAACTTTGGCACAACTGCTTTTTCAACAGTTGGTGGTTTAGTTACTTTAAAACCAGTTAATACTGAATCAGTACCATCTATGTCAGAATTGGTAGAGGGTGAGTGGTTCGGTGAAGATAAAAAGCGCGTAGATGCAGGAGCATTCGTTCAAGAAGTAAAGAACTTCAGTCGTATGGGTGAAATGATTTACAGAGAAGGCTCACTTCGTGATGTCGCTAAAGGTCTTTCTGAATTAGCCGAAAAAGCTCGTATAGCAACTTTACAAGAAACCGATGATTGGTTTGACAAAGTTACAATTAATAAGAATATGAAATCATTAGGTAATACTTCTGGTGAGTTTACAAAGATAGCAAAAGAAGCAAATGCACTACAACAAAGAATGGAATCTCTATATGAAGATATGGGACACATTCTTGGTAGATACTATGACTTAGATGAAGCTCTAGATAAAGTCGATCCAAGTAAAGTAGAACCTGAAGATGATTATGAAGATAGAGATGATAAAGATATAGACAATGATGGTGATACAGACGATTCAGATAGATATCTACATAAAAGAAGAAAAGCTATCACTAAAGCAGTGGGTGAAACTTATCAGGCTAAAAAGAACAGACCTGTTAAAAGATTAAAAGACATTGGTAATTAAATTTAGAAAATAGAGGTTTACTTGATAGAAGTAAAAGTCCGAAAAGGACAATCAATAGAAAAAGCAATATCAATTTTTAAAAAAAAGGTTAAAGATAGTAAGATTCTTTACGAATTAAGAGAAAGAGAATACTATATGAAACCATCTTTAATTAGAAAAGAGAAAAAAGCTAAAGCTAAAGCACGAAGAAAAAGACAATCATTTGATTGATTTTTCTAAGTTTTATATATTTATATAAAACGAAATACACTTTCGTATTTTCATAATACATCATAAAGTGTACCTGAAGTTAATACAACTTATTATAGTTCCCAATAACTATACTGAATCCAATTATGGAGAATTAAAATGGATGAACTTTTAAAAGATGCAATTGCTGACGCAAAAGCGGTTCGTGAAACTGCACTTGCTAACGCAAAACTGGCTCTTGAAGAAGCGTTTACTCCTCGTTTAAAATCTATGCTTTCAAAGAAGATTCAATCTGAAATGGAAGATGCTGTAGATGAACTCGATATCGATGAGCTTGAAGATGAAGATGAAATGGGTGATGAAGAAGAAGCTCCTGCAGATGAAATGGACATGGCACGTGATGGTGATGAGATGGATGATGAAGATGAAGCACCTGAAGACGATATGGGCGACGAAGAAGCACCTGAAGCTGAAGAAGCTGAAGACATGGGTGATGAAGAAGACATGGGTGATGAAGATGGCGAAGAAGAGATGGAAGATGAAGGCGTCATTGAAATCAATGGTGTCAAGTATGCACCTATTTCTGAAACTGAAGAAGTCGAAGAAGCTGAAGAAGTCGATGAGATGAAAGACGAAGACGATGATGAGATGGATGAAGACCTTGACTTAGATGAAATCCTGAAAGAACTTGAAGAAGTAGATGAAGCTGAAGAAGTGGAAGAAGCTGAAGAAGTTGACGAAGCTGAAGAAGTTGACGAAGAAGTCGACCAATCTTCTGGCATCGGTTCAGGTGACAACAAAAAAGGTGATGTTGATAAATCTTCTGGAATCGGTACTGCTGGAAAAGCAAAAATGACCGAAGAAGAAGAAGTTGACGAAGCTGAAGAAGTTGAAGAGTCTGAAGAAGTAGAAGAAGATATTGATTTAGAAGAAGTGATTAAAGCACTTTCAGAAGATGAAGTAACTGAATCTACAGAGGAAGTCGAAACGCTTAAGGGAGACCTTAAAGAGCATCGTAAAGTAGTGAAATATCTACGTGAAAAACTAAATGAAGTCAACCTACTTAATGCAAAACTCTTATTCACAAACAAACTCTTTAGAGCGTTTGGAATGAATAACGAGCAGAAGATGAAAGTAGTTGAAACATTCGATCGAGCTAAAACTCTTAGAGAGATAAAGTTGGTATATGCAACTGTCGCTGAGAATTTTGGTAACGAAAATATTAAACCGATTAAAGAGACTAAAGGCTCAGCATCTAAAGCTGTTGCTTCTACAAAATCTGAAAAGCAAGAAGAAATAATTTCTGAAGGCACAGATGTAAAAGCACGTTTTCAGAAGTTAGCTAATATTCTTTAATCATTACTCTTTTGGAGATTAAAATGAGTGAAAAAACAGGCAATTTAACAAAATTGATGGAGGGATACAACCCTCACCGTCAGTTGCTTGAGCAGACTCGTAAGTTAGTCACGAAGTGGGAACCGACCGGACTTTTAGAAGGTATTGAAGGAGAAACACAGACACATGGTATGGCTGTTCTTCTTGAAAACCAAGCTCGTCAGTTAATTGACGAAGCTAGTCGTACAGGTACTGCTTCAAATCAAGAAGAGTGGAGTGGCGTAGCCCTCCCATTAGTTCGCAGAATATTTGGTGAATTAGCAGCACAGGAATTCGTTTCTGTTCAGCCTATGAACCTACCAAGTGGACTTATCTTCTATCTTGACTTTAAATATGGAACTCAGCAATCTGGGCAACATACTGAAAATAGTGATGTTTTTGGTAACACATCAAAGTCAAACGCTGACGCTTCGGGTGGTCTTTACGGATCAGGTAAATTTGGATATTCAATCAACGATAATCGTGCAACATTAACACAAGACGGAAACGTAGTTTCCTCTTCTGCTACATGGGCAGACGTTGACTTTGAACCAGACCTATCTGCTTCTGTAGCAGCTTCAAGCTTAGTCAGAATGGTAATACCAAAATCTGACATTGACAGCAACCTTGATGAAGAAGGCGTTCGCGCATTCTCAATTTCTGGTTCAACTGTAGCTGGTAATAACACAGCAATTACAACACTATACCCAGCTTACACTAAATTTAGTGCAAGTAACGTTGTGTTTATTGTTGATCCAGCACAGAGCACATTAGCAGACTTTACAGGTTCTTGGGAAGTCAAGTACCACAAAGCACCAACAGACACAACTAGAGGTGACTTTGAGCAATCAGCTACCGGATTTGATGCAAATCCTGAAACTGATGTTGACATTCCAGAAATCGACATATCACTTAAATCTGTCGCAATCGTTGCGAAGACACGTAAATTGAAAGCAGTATGGTCACCTGAGCTAGCTCAAGACTTGAACGCTTATCATAGTGTTGACGCAGAGGCTGAATTGACAGCGATGTTAAGTGAATACATTTCTATGGAAATCGATCTAGAAATCCTTGATATGTTAATGCTTAGTGCAGCTGCTAAAGAAGAAAAGTGGTCAGCAAGAGTCGGATATGAATACGATTCTGCTTCTACTACTTTTGTTGAGTCTTCAGGTGCTTCAAACGCTTACACTAAAGGTGAGTGGTTCCAGACACTTGGAAACAAAATACAATCAGTATCAAACGCTATCCATCAGAAAACTCTTAGAGGTGGTGCTAACTTCATGGTGGTTTCACCTGAAACAGCAACAGTCATAGAGTCTATCCCTGGATACGCTTCTGATTCAGATGCAGATGCAGCTAACAAGTCATTCGCAATGGGTGTACAAAAAGTAGGTGCTCTTAATAACAGATATACTGTTTATAAGAACCCTTATATGCAGGAAAATAAAATCCTTGTTGGTTTCAGAGGAAGCAATTTCTTAGAAACTGGCGCGGTTTACGCTCCTTATGTACCGTTGATAATGACTCCATTAGTATACGATCCTAAAAACTTTACACCAAGAAAAGGTGTAATGACAAGATACGCGAAGAAGATGGTTCGTCCTGAATTCTACGGTACTGTGGTCGTAGCTGATGTTAACTATATCTAATAGTTAGTACATTAATAGGGATTTCGATCCTTATACTTAGAAAAAGGGTGGTAGTAATACCGCCCTTTTTTTATTTCCAGATATTTATAACTGTAGACGATGGGTGAAAGCCTCGACTTCGGTTAACCTTTCACTTCTTGAATACAATGGTAGAGCCTCGACTTCGGTTAACCTCTATCATAGGATTTTCAATTTAATTTAATTTAGGAGAAATAAAATGGGTGTAGACTCAAGAGGTAATATTAAAAATGCCTTACGCCGTTCAAATGGTAGATATATGGATGATTTATGTGATTCACAAGGAGCATATCCTGCTTTTAGTGGTCTTTCAGCTGTAACACTAACCGCCGATACTACATTAGCAATAGCAACACATAGTGTTCAAGTTGGTGCTTATGTTAATATCGCTACAGATGCAAAAACACTAACATTACCAGCAGTGGTAATTGGTGCTTCTTTTATTGTTGTTAATTCAGCAGCTGACGCTGGTGCATTATTGACAATTTCACCAAATTCAAGTGATAAGTTCTTAGTTGACATCGCTGGTGCAGCTGGTACAGATAATAAAGACATTATCAATACCAAAGCTACGCAAGCAAAGTATGACTTTGTTCACTTAATTGGTATGCATGCAAATGGTTGGCATATTGCTGATGTTCGTGGAACTTGGGTAGATCAATCATAATAACTATTAATTTAGTTTATATTAAAGGGGAAGTTTAATACTTCCCCTTTTTTGTTTATTGTATATTTATTAGTGAGTAAATACATTAATTTAGGAGAAAATAATGGCAGACTTAAAAGTAACCATCAGAGAAGAGTTGGAATTGAATGGTTATGACCAGGGTGCTAAAAATACTTTAACAATTTCAGATGTTGATGAGGTATTCAAAAGAATAGTTACGTGTCCTGCTAATAATGAAACTACTGTCGCAAGATTTAGAAGTTCAGTTGGTAATGCAAGTGGAACAGCTACTTTTGATTCAGCATTAGATGTTCAAGATGTAAAATATGTTAGATTAACTAATTTAGATAGTTCTAATAGTTTAACTTTAAGTTTACAAGTGGAAGTTGGTGAAGACGATACAGGCGCTGATACTTCAGCTAGTGTTTTAGTAGAAGCTGGTAAAAGTTTTGTTATGGGTTCTCCACATGATGGTATAAGTTTATCTGATGCTAACGCCAATTTAGTTACAGACCTTGTAGATTTAGATAGTTTAGTGGTTCAACCTGGTAGTAATTCAGTAAATGTGGAAGTATATGTTGCTTCAGCATAAAATTAATTATAGTTTAGGAGAAATTTATGGCACAACAGCCAATATGGCCAGGAAGTAGTTCATTTTCACCAGGCGAAACGCCGTGGGGACTATATGATGAAGAAAATACATTTTCAGCAGATGTTGATAAATTTGCTACTTGGTCAGCAAAAAGACTTGGATATCCAATCATATCAGTTGAATTACAAGCAGCACAATTTTTTGCTTGTTATGAAGAAGCTACAGCAGAATATGCAGCTCAAGTCAACCAATTCAATATAAAAGACAATTTATTAGTAGCACAAGGACAACCTACTGGTTCAGATTTTACACATAGAAATCTTAAACCAAGTATGGCTAGAACTATTGAACTTTCAGAACAATATGGAACTGAAGTTGGTGTAGGTGGTGATGTAGAGTGGAAAAAAGGTAAAGTTACTGTAGGTAGTGGTTCACAAACATATGATTTAAACGCTTTATTCTCAGAAGTAAGTGAAAGTGGTAAAGGAATAGAAGTTAAACGAGTATATTATGAAGCAAGTCCTGCTATTCAAAGATATTTCGATCCATATGCAACCACAGGATATGGTAGTATTAACATGATAGATGGATTTGGTTTTGGTGGTTATTCACCAGCTGTATCTTTTACATTGATGCCAATATATGAGGATATGTTGAGAATACAAGCTATTGAGTTCAATGACCAAATTAGAAAATCAGCATATACTTTTGAGATGACTAATAACAATTTAAGAATATTCCCTAATCCTACATCAACATTTGATTTATACTTTGATTATGTAGTAAAAGAAGATAGAAGTGATGTGTTGAGAAGACCATACGGAACGGCGAGTGGGTCTGGAGTAGTTTCAGATTACTCTAATATACCATATCAAGATATGAAGTATACTTCTATAAACTCGGTAGGTGTTCAATGGATTAGAAAATATGGGTTAGCATTAACAAAAGAACTATTAGGAACTATCAGAGGAAAGTATGGAACTATACCTATTCCTAATGCAGATACAACTTTAGATGGTGAAACATTGAGACAAGAGGCTCAGACTGAAAAAGAATTCTTGATTTCACAATTAAGAGAAATGTTAGAACAAACAAGTAGAAAAACTCTTATGGAACAAGAAAGGGATGAGGCTCAAGCATTACAGGAGAAACTGCAAAAAGTTCCTTATCCAATTTATATAGGATAACTAAATGGCTACAAGGTATTATTCACAAAATGACAGAGATTTCATGGATAGGGTTAATAATGAACTCGTTGGTGATTTACCATCCAATCAAGATGGTATAATTAATCAGACAATAGTTATTTATCAACACGCTATACAAGAAACAAAAACCAATATGTATGGAGAAGCAGCAGCTGGTAAAGTATACAAACCAGGTGTTCAGACAACTGCATTGATAACCGCAGATGATTTTGATTTCAATACGGATGAGTTCGGACCAGATTTAAGACAGAACGCAACATTTGCAATATTGAGACAATCATTAATCGATGCAGATATCAGACCTGAACTTGGTGATGTGATAGATTGGAACTTAGGTCATTGGGAAGTTTCTAATATGAATGAAAATCAGTTAGTCGGTGGACAAGTAGATAATAATTGGTCTGTAGTTTTATCAGCATTCTTAGTTAGACGTTCTAACTTACAGATAGAAAGAATTAGGAGTAATTAGTGGCTAGAACAAAACCATTACCACGTAGTGAACGATTTATTCAATATGGTGGTGTAGCAAATAGAGGTACAGTAAAAAGCAGAAACAACGATACAGTTAAAAATGTAGAAGTTGGTTTGTTAGATGTCGATGCTTCCATTATGTATTACTTCAATGAAGTTATTAAACCTAGTGTAATGGAACAAGGTGAGGAAGTAAAAGTTCCACTAATGTATGCTAATCCTGAAAGATGGGCTACCATTCGTAAACAAGGTTTTTTGAGAGATAGTAAAAGACAATTGATTACTCCAGTAATTGTTTTTAAAAGAACATCTATGTCTAAAAGGTCTGAGATAGCAGTAGATAAACTTGATGCAAACGACCCAAAGTTATTTTACTCATTTGAAAAGAAATATTCTTCACAAAACAGATACAACAGATTTTCAACCGATCAGGGATTGTTACCACAAAGAGAATTATATAATGTAGCTATGCCTGACTATGTTACACTTAACTATGAGTGTATTATATTCACCGCTTACATAGAACAGATGAATAAGATTATAGAAAAGGTAAATTGGGCTGATGGTTCATATTGGGGAGAACCAGGAAAACTAAAGTTTCAATCAAACATAGAATCGTTTGAAGATTCTACAGAAATGAGTGAGGGTGAAAGATTCATTAAGACTACATTTTCACTACAACTATATGGTTATCTTGTTCCTGAAGCATTCAATGATAAGGTAAATACACAGAAGTTTATTACACCAAAAAAGATTGATGTTATAGATGAAACTGATATGAGTGTT